TTCAATCTTACTTACATTTAAGTAGCGAGATTGTGCGCTACCGGAAGTCTCGGCTAAGACTTCATCTGTGAATAGTCCCACTGGTGTTAATGGAGTTACGTTTAGCCCCTTCGGAGGGCGGTATTAAAAAAGATACGCCTTTGGATGCACCTTGTCAAGCAGTGCTAAGATAAAAAAATTCCCGAAAGACAAGAGCCGTTCGGGAATACTTATTCCTTTCAATCGTAAGTGTATCACATGAACGTCTTAACGTTTGTTAATAACCTTCCATCGGATAAAGGTTATACCTATTGCCCTATTTATGCGAAAAACGCACGCATGCTGAGTGGCCGACTAGCTACAGGCAAAAACCCTTATGAAGACAGCTATGAAAGGAAATTTGGACCTGCTGATGTCGCTCTGGTTCTGGAGAGAGATCCTGAAAAATTCAAAGCTTGTGGGTTATTCACTGGAGTCAGAGGCAACGGAATCGTCATTCTTGATGTAGACCGTAACCTTTCTGAAGTACTAGAAAAACACACATTCTCTCTCGTTGACGCTCCTGTTGTAACCAGTACCAAGAAAGATGCAGCTAAATATATCTTCCGTATACCAGAAGAACTGTGGCCAGAGGTAAAGGGCCACGGGCTATCAGAGCAGAGTGGTGGTAACTATGAGCTGCTGTGGGGCCGTCAAGGGCTCATCTGTGGCGAATACCCAGGCCATAAGTCAACCCAGTCTCCTGCTGGTCAATATAAATTCCTTGGTGATCTTAATAACGTTCCAATAGCTCCCGACTGGATCATCGCTGAGATGAAGGCTAGCAAGTCCCCTTCTAGTGTTGGATTCTCAAGTAAAGATCTTGATTTCAGTGACAGAACAGAAGATGAAATTATTGAAATCGTTAGAGACTGCCTAAGTGTTATTAGCCCTCAAGGTTCAGGCAGCAGGGAGCACTGGGTCCGTGTAGGTATGGCGATCCAATCCGTACTGCCTAACGAAATAGGCTTAATGATATGGAGTGCATGGTCAGCAGAGGATCCTGACTTTGCTTCTGAATGGGAAGACGGAAACCCTTGTGAAGGTCCATTTTGGAGCTTTAAAGGTGGTGGTATTGGCCTTGGCACTCTCATCTGGTTAGCAGACAGAGAAGATCCTGAACGCACCAGGTTTAGTGATCACTCAAAAAAGATCGTAGCTGCTGCTGAAAGTCGTCAGGTCCAAGAGTTCAGGGCAGCAACCCTCTCTTTTGAAGAAACAATTAAACGCGCCAAACAAATACTTGAGCTAGATAACCCGGCTGAGATGAATTACAAACTTAATTCTTTAGCCCTGCAAGCTGGATACAGGGATCAAGCAGGCATTGAAAGACTTCTCATTGACCAGTTAAAGCATGAGAATGCTTCTGATTTGATGTCGATAGAGGAGCTTATGGAGATCGATATCGAACGTGACTTCACTATCCCTGACATCCTTCCCTCTCCTTTCGTTGTCTTGCTCTTTGGCTCTGGTGGTGATGGTAAATCCATGTGTGCTTGGGCATTAGCCAAACATATCGCCACTGGAAACCCATTTGTAGTTAGAGGGAAACTGATGCCTGTCAAGAAAGGCCCTGTCCTTCTCCTCAATGGAGACCAGTCCCTCGTGCAGCTCAAAGAGCAACTGGAAGAAATCGATTACCCCGTCAAGAGTGAGACTCGACTCATGAGTGATTGGTCGCTCCAGAGCTATGCGAAGTTCATCAAGCTTATGAATGAGCTTCAGCCAAGACTTGTGGTCATTGATTCCCTCATTGGTTGCAGCGGTGGTAAGGGCTTCGACGAGAACAAATCCGACTTTGCTACTCCCCTTTACTGGTTGACTCAAAATAATGGCTCCCTCTTCCCTGCTACTAGCATCGTCATTGTGCATCATGCAAACAAGCAAGGCGGCTTCAGAGGTACTAGTGCAATTAGAGACGGCGTTGATGAAGTGTGGGCACTGAAGAAACCTTCGGAACAATTACTGTCAACGGTTGGGTCTCATGCTCGTGTAATTGAAGTTGAAAAGTCACGTCTTGGACGCACAGGAATGAGCCTTCTAATGAAAATGGAAGATGACTTGTCCTATAGCTTGAGCGACTTCACTCCTGAAATTAATCCAGGCAATACCTCACCCGCTTCTGTTGGAGAAAAAATCCTTCATCGCTTACGCACCATTTATCCAGAAGCCCGCTCCAAACATGACCTTGTGTGTGATTCCCTAGTGAATGGCAAAAGTGAAGCCATTAGAAAATCGCTCCAGAAACTAAAGAAGAATGGGTTGATTGAATTAGTAGAAGAACTCTCTACAGGTAATACATATAAAGCAGTACTACACGCGGGGGGTGTTGCGTATAACGTCCCAGCTCCTCCAAACACTAGTGCGGGTGCGGGATCTAGGGTGGGAAAGGGGGGTGGGAAAGTGCCTAGTCGTCCCACCCCTAGCTAAAGGTGGGACATGGGACGTAAAAGTACAGGGTTTCCCACCCTGCTTTCCCACCCTAAACACCAGTCTCTCATTGGTTTTATGCCTAGGTGGGAAGGCTGGGACACTATCCCCCCGCGCGCGCGACTATGGATTTAATGCCCAACTTCAGTTATGACCGTGCTCACTTCCATAAAAAGAAAGGAATTTTCACCAATAAACTTCCGGTGATCTTGATGCGTGTAACGGCATACACAGATGATGGAGAAATGATTGGTGTCGAGGAGGTGCCTTATTACAACAATGCAAAAAGCATGGAAGACTTCAAGACGCAGCTCTTGACAGTTATAGACGTAGGTTTCGATGTCTCTATTGTGACAACATGTGAAATAGGAAAGATAGTAAAGTTGCTAGACTTAGCTAATCGTTAGTATATTAGACATATGAATGGATTATTTTCATGGCTCAAACAAGTATTATTTCCGATCAAATCATCTTCGACCAGGCACTCGAAATACTACGAGATGTTCTACGACGAGATGAAGAACGGTACCTTCCTAACAGGCACATCTCACTGGAAGAGCACGAAGAGGCCGAGGACTTCTTATATAACATCAAAAAAATAAAAGACTTTGACCCTACTCCTATTGATGATTGGGGCGAGCCTCCTCTAACTGCTGATGAACGACATGCAGAAGCCTTCCGAGAGAAGCAAATTGCTAAAGGAAGAGTCAGTCCTCTATACCTTGTTAAATGACTTTCTACAACACAATTGAAGAGACAGGTGAAGAGCTTGCCGATTCTCATTCAAAAGCAAAGACACAAGAAGAGAAAATTTATGCATACTTCCTCAACTGCAATCAGCCTTTAAGCCCAACAATGGTGCTTGAACAGTTAGGTCTTAATTGTCCTCTTACTTCAGTAAGAAGAGCCATGACAAACCTAACAATTGGAGGGAAAATCGTAAAAACAGATGAATATGTGAAAGGGAACTATGGAAAGCACGAACATTTGTGGGAATTGAATGAACTACACTCACCCTTCCGGCTGGATAAACATGATTCGCATCGCTCCAACTGACGAAGGCTATTGCTTGGAGCGCACAGATTGGCGCACCGGAGAGGTAGAACGTGTTTATTATTCCTCTATTGGAGAGATAGCCAGAGTTGTAGATCCCGTAGAGAAGAATGGACGCACTCTGAGTCAAATTCTTAACTCAGACGAACCACCTATTGCGTGTTAGCCTACGTCTAATACATATTGATCTATGGCAGAAATAAAGTTACGAAGGGGGATTAAAAGGAGTTTCCAAGTATTACTCGACCCTCATAAAGCAAGATTATTAGAACTAGTAGCAGATACGGAAGATAAAAAAGCAACATCTCTAATGAGGGAATTGGCCTATGAATACATTAAAGAAAATGCACCTGTTCAATATGAAGAAGCAGAAGCCAAGGACGAAGAGATTCGACTTAAATCAAACCAAACAAGAGTTCAAATTCGCACTAAAAACAGAGACAAATGTCTTTCCCAGAAGCGCAATTAGATGAGGCCCCTGACAGTTGGGACGCAATCACTGGATTAGAAATTAAGGACGGAGCTTTTGTTTACCCTCCAGGATATCCAACTCCATCTCCAGAAAACCCACTCGATTCATTGCTTGCTCTAAGAGCTTGGATTGATAACGAGTCTGCTTAAGGAGTCCTATACAGACTCGTGCAACGTGCTCTGAGTCTTCGTGTGTCTCAAGGCGACGAGCCTCTTGCTCTAAGTCAAGAACCTCTTGAGAAGAGAACTTTACTTTTTCCCAGTCTTGGAAGTTCATTTGTCGCTTATCAAACGACTGGGATTCTTTCTTTTGCCGCCCCACTTCCATGAGTGATACCAGTCAGCATCACTCCTCAAGATCGAGGGGTCTGCTTTTTGGATAGCTTCTTGTAATTCAGTAAGGCTGCTTAATTGATAAGGATCGCCTGGATCAAAATGTTCGAAAAAGTCCCTTATGTGGAGGGGGTGGGTTGGGATTCTTTGCATTGTTCTGGGGCATATTTTTGCCTCAGCCCTGTATATAACCCTGCTTGTGGATGATCTGGCTTGTCGCGACCATCCTTGATAAACCATTCGGACATCTGCTTAACGCGCCTTACGTTCTCGTCGCGCCAAGCTTTGTTCATTACAACGTCCATCAGGTATCAGTATCAGAGGATTTGGGCTTTAGCTTTTTAATGTTATCTAAGACAAGTGCTACTACGCCATTTTGTTTCAGCGCACTTGCTCCAACTAGCTCACTAATCAGTGCAATTGCTGCCCAAAAGATAGGAGAGGACAGTAACGAGTCCATAAAATAACACGGGTACTTGTTAAGAATACCCGTAATTGTTATTTTTAGCTCGGCTCTTCCCCCATGCGAGCCAGTAAAGCAACGCCCCCAGGCGGTGAGATGACTGGGGGTTTTGTTGTATCAACTCTACTCCCTAAAAGACCCTTCCTTTGCGTGAACGCTGTTGGCCACTGGCTACTTCTTTCTCTAATTGATTAATTCGATGAAACAATTCCCTGATGTCACGCTCCCTTCTGCTGGAAATATTACCCACAGCCATAATAAAAACTGAAGCTAATGCACCAATGATTGCAGCCCAGATCGCATCCATTTACAGTTGAATCGTATTTCTATTACTCATGGAGGTCATTTTGCCAGAAGAACCACAGGTTAATCCTAAGCCGCCTGAAGATAAAAAGGTAAAAAAGAAAGGAGGTGTCTTAGGCAAACTTCAGGAGATGACTCCGGATAAAGAAGAACAGATCGCCCTCGTAGGTGTAGCAGTGCGTTTGGGCATTGTTATTTGGAGCGGATTCTGCTTAACTTTGGCTTATATAGATATCCCTGGCTTCGCTAAACAAACCTTCGACCCGACATTTATTGCAAGTATTTTTACATCTACCCTTACTACTTTTGGCGTCCAGGCTGCATCTAAAAAAGGCGGGAACGGAGTCAGCAAGGAGGATCTGGAGAAAATGCTCGCTGCAAACAGCCAAGGAGGTGGAGCTTATCAAACAATCAGAGTTGAAACACCTATTAAGATTGAAGGTGCTGAAGTTGTTCCTCCTAAAAAGACCCCACCAAAACAACCATGAAGTGACTGCTAAAGATAAACTTTAGTAGAAACACCTATTAACATTAAAAAAGTACCACCGCCTGAAAGCCCATGAGACGATGGCATCTATTGTTGCCCTTCTTGATTCTAACGAATCCTGCCAAAGCCGATCTAATACACAGTATTTCTGCATCAACTCAACTAACTGTGAATGCGGCAGCAACTCAAGCAACGAGGGTTGGTTCATCATTCCAAATCTCTGGTAATGGGGTAGACACAACTGATGGAACAACTGCAAACACCGTCTCAGTTGGAACAATCACTTCAGGTGTTTACGCCCCTGGCACAATTGCTGTAACTCAGGACAGTCCAGGAAGTTCATTTTCCTTCTCTCAAACGTATAAACAGGCGGATGCTGTTCCTACTTCAGCGGTCACAGTCGGAGCTGCTCCAAACTTTTCTGATGTAACTTCTACAGCAGCAGGCGTTCCAGGGAGCCTCGCCGGAACGATTACAAGCCCTCAAGTCCTTACCATTACAGCCGGAGGTGCTGGCAGTACAGCCGTTGGCCAAGTAGTAACAACTTTGCAGGTCGACTAATGATATGGCTATATCTTTTCTATTTGATTTCTATCAGCGGATTGATATGGCTTCGTTTATCAGATCGTCATCATTAATAACTACAATTCTGCTATTTAGTCCGTTGGCTAAAGCAGAAAGTATCGTTCCAAACTTCACACAAGGTGTGTTAAATAGTCACACAGAAGTCAAAAGTACGGTTACAGAAGACATTAAGGAGTTCCGATATAGGACGGGTTATCAATTCACCGTGGGTGGGGAAAATTTAACCCCAAGTACTACTAATATTTCACCTGCAGGATTTACAAAAGGGAGTGGCTCTGTGCAAGGAACAGCGACAATATATGTAATGCCGAATCTTTCAAATAAGCCTAAATACAATATAACTGATCCTTCGAAAGCCTTTTCTTATTATGAAACCCTGGAGACTCCAGGGGTTGAAAGCTATGTGCATATTTTAAGAACAACAGAAATAGAACAAGTTACAGATACAACGTCAACATTTCAGTGAGAAAGTTACTCATTGCGGCTCTATTTGTCGCCTCTCCTTGTTACTCACA